AACAGAAGAAGGCCATGTAATTGTACCACCACCATAGGTAACTTCGATAGTTATGAAATTTGATTTGCCACTTGTTAAATTTGTTATAGATAAAGTAGGACTAGTTCCTGCTACATTGACAGCAAAATTATTGGCTGTACTTGCATCAATCTGAATTGCACTACTTGTGATGTGGTTAGCATCACTTGTATTGGTACTAGTTACGTTAATAAATTGTTCTTTAATACTTCCTGTAAAAGTTGCTCCTGCTAAACTTGCATAAGTAGATGTTGCTGATGCTTGAGTAAGATATGTTGATGTTGCATTAGATTGTGTTAGATAAGTTGAAGATGCAGAAGATGTAGTTAGATAACTTGATAATGCACTCTCATTAGCTAAAGGTATCCAACTCCCGCCATGTGCAAAATATGCTTTTCCTGTTGCATGGACATGCGCGAACATTCCGTGATAAGTTGTAGCTGATGGTAAATCACCAGTTGTAGCATACATATTGGCAAATAATATTTTACCGGTTGTACTTAAATCGTTTGACCCTAAAGATACGTTTCCTGAAAAAGTTCCACCACTGCTACTCATACCACCTAAATTTGTTAATGCTGTAGACGCAGATGCAACATCATTTAAATTATTATTAGGCTGAAGAACATTGGCTACATTGAAAGGCGCAAAAGTAATACTTTCTAAAATGTCATTTGCTGACACTCCAGAGGTAAGCGTGATGGTATTATTATTTGAAAGAGCATAATCAGTTGTTTCTTTGAGCATTATGCCATTTAAAAATACTTGTGTGTAGGCATTTACACTTAATGCAGTTCCAGCATCATCATTGCCATTGAAAACAGTCTGATTATTGGTGGCTGTTTTTGTCCATCGATTTGAAACAGCATTAAGGTAAGTAGTGCCATTAATGGTTAAATCACCATTGCTATCTAAGAAAACAGCTTTCCCAGCAGGATAGGTACAAAAAACTTCTTTACTACCAGCACTAAAATTTATTTTAGTTGTATTCCCTGCACTTGTTTGCAGTACTGTATCTCTTGATAAAGTTGTTCCGGATGCTGTGTAAGTTCCAATACCAATTTCAAAAACACCGGCTGAATTATCAAAAATACAATAATAAGTTGTGTTTGTATTTCCTATGTCAGCAAATGATCTAAAACCAGCCACAGCACCAGCAAGAGTAATTGTTCCCTGCCCTGTGCTTGTTGTTGTTTCTTTGACCCTATCTTTAAATATTAGTGCCATTTTTATACCTTATGAAAGTTGAACAGTTAAACTACCTGATGCGACTTGCAAAATATCTCCGACTGCAATTGCTTTGCTTGTTGTTAATGCGCTATGGCATATCATTGTTCCTGATGTACTAGCCGTATGGATTGAACAGTGTGTAATTGTTCCCCACGCTGATCCTGTGCAAGCAGGAAATGTTACTGTTGCATTTGATGTAGCTGTATTTCCTGATACAGCCCCAAAAGTAATTGTTTGTCTTGCGTATCCATTTCCACTAATTTCATTGCCCCCTGCGTCTGTAGGATCGGCTGTATGTAAAGCTAGATACAAGGTTGTAGGTCTAGTTAATGAATTTGAATTAAAAGTATACTGTAATAGATGGGTTTCCCAATCATTACTGAGCGCGTCTGACATATTAATAACTCCTTATTCTAAGTTGAAGATTTGAGGCTGAATGACGAGTGTTATCAGACTCTCCATTGATTGAATTTATAATTCCTTGATAAGTTGCACCCCAAACAGCCATTCTTTCGTCTGCCTGAAGGTAAGGTGATGCCTGAAGTAAAGATCCATACAAATATGCATCTGGTGACATTTGCAAAAGCCAGTTTGATGTGTTGGTATCACTTAGCGTTTCTATTTTTTGATAATACAAAAGTTCCCCTTCATAATTTTGATCTGGGGTGGGGAAAACCTCAATTAGATCACCAACATGAGCGTACGTTGTTGGTCTACCTTTTGAATCATCTGCGTCATCTCTTAATTTCGCAATTTCTTCGGCACTAGTTTGTTTCAATAAAGTTTTACTAGTATCGTTTAAATGGAAACGTACACTTTGCAACCAATCTGTAGGGGTTGCGCTGTACTGCGTTTCTATATTTGCAGTTGCCTTGTTATGCATTTTGTAATGCCTAATTTCTCTATTTAATTGTGTTTCTGCTAGTTTAATAAAATCAGGAATTACAGCCGTTAAATCATCACGATTTAGCCAATCTGCAATGCTTAATTTTAAATTTGCAAAACTATCTAACGCCATTATAAGCCTCGAATAATTAATTTTTTGAAATCAGGATCTTTTAGTTTTTTCTTGCAGTATTCTAAAAATTCTTTACTTCCTAATCTAAGGCCAGTTTCCCTTGCCCATTTTTCTGCAAGCACTAAAGGTATTTCACCCACGTAACGCCATCTTGCAGACCCACTGTGTTTAGGTAAGTCACTTGTATGTAAAGCATGATTTCTTTGTAAAACAGGCTCAATATCTTGAGTTCTGTTTACATGAATTTTACCTTCATCCTCTACAATTTCAGTTTTAATCACCATTTTTTCTAGCTCTTACTTTTTTGCTTGATTTCTTTTCAGTTATTTCACCCCATCCTTTATCGATAATCATATCAGCCTCTGCTTGAGTGACTTCGATTTCCTCGCCACTGTTGGTAGCACGCCCATTAAAAAATGGGCGTACACCAGTAGTTATTTTGACTTTAACCAACATTAAGATGTTGTTAAGTCAGCTATGACTCCATGTGCTTTTTCAAACGCATAGAATCCAAACTCTGTAGAAATAAGCCTTCTCTCTGAGTGACCATTTCTAGCAAGTTCTTTTTGGGTTAAAGGTTGTAAGGTGCAAATATGCAAGTGATCAGGATCGAGAACAAAAACATCTCTTGCTCTTGAAAATCTGTCAGGCTCAACTGTAAGCGTTCCAAAATCAGACTCATAGATTGAGAAACCAGCTACAATTGCACGACTGCCAGCACTTGAGTTTGCATAATCGTATTGCTTTGATGCATTCCCACTAAATGCACTGATTTTTTGTTTGTTAAAAGATCCACAAACAATTGAACGTGGTTCTGCCCCATTATCCCAACAATCAGCGACTACAGAGGAAAGCATTGCCTCTGTGAATGCCCTTTGATTGGAAGTTGAAGCATCAGTAGCACCAGCATTAGGTACACCACCTGACAAGGTTGGGTTACTTCCCCCTGTGCCTCTTGAAACATTTGAGGTCAACCACGCCGGCAAACCCGGAGTCACTCGAGCCCCACCAGCATTTGCGCTACCAGCACTTCCAGCTTTATTAGCTGTAATTGAGGCTTCCATATCACGCTTTAACTCTTTTGTTTTCATCGCAATTTGTTGCGCTAGAGTCTGAGCATTAGCTACCCCATTAACAGCCTCATTTGTTGTGCTGATTTCAATTTGCTTGTCTGCAATTTCTGTAAATGTACCTTTTCTAACAGGCAATGTTGCAGTATCGTTGCCAACAATATCACCTTCAGCAACCTGATTGTTTGACACAGCGTTAGCTAAAGCAATTTCTGGAAATTCCACAAATGTGTTTTGTGCTTTTCTTTGCTGACACATAGAAAACACTGGTGTGTCAGTTGGAGAGATAGATTTTAGTATATCACTAATATCCTCTCTAATTGTGGTAACATCATATGTTTCCACTGTATTTGCATTCTGAGCCATAATATATCCTTTTCTAACTCGTTGTTAACAGCCAGTTCGTTGCATCAGCAATCGAACCAGTTTTTTTCATTCGAGCCGTAGCATCATTAATTGCTTTTTGTTTCCCAGAGGTACGAACTTGCTTTGCGCCGGGCTTTACTGTTAAGGGTCTAGCTTTTGATACTTTCTCTTCAATTTTACCTGAAGATTTTTGGTACTCTTGCCACTTTCTTGCATCGTTTAAGACACGTATGGCACGACTATCAACTATCTGTGCTATTTCTTGTTCAGTGAAACCATAATTATGACCAGCCGTAACTAACTTGCCCCTTAATGGGGTTGCTGTTTCCTGATTTTGAAATTCAGGAATATGCTTTGTCAATTCATCTGCCTGTTGCTGTAAATATAATTTCATAGCTTGTTCATTTTGCCTTTGCTGATCTGCTTGTAATTTTTGAGATTGTTCTGCCAATGCACGTTTTTTTTCTTGTGCGTCTTGGTACTTCGCATTCTCGATTGACCATGCAATCGGATCAGTTTCAGCTAATAAAATATCAGGTTTCTGAACGTCAGTTTCTGCAAGTTGGTTCTGATATGTTTCCATTGCTTTTTTTAGTTGCTCTCGCTCTTGTAGTAATTCAGCGTGAAGTTGCTCCCCTTGTTTTTTTATGTTTGCAACTTCCTGCATCCTTTTTTGGATATATGATTGCCCAGACGCTGATCGTTTGAGTTCGTCAAGTGTCCATTCCTCTTCTACACCATCAACTTTAACAGTGTATCTATCTGGAATGTCTTGCTGTACTTCGACTTCCTCTGGGGTATTCGTAGTATCCTCTTCTGTGACGTTTTCTTCTACGGCAACGTCAGCCGTTTCATCAGTAGCCTCGACTACTTCTTCAGCTACCTGATTTTCTTCTGTTTTTGGTTCACCTAGCAACATAGCCGTAGCGTCTGCTAATGACCCAGTTTCAGGTTTAGGCTCGTTATTTTCCATGAGATGCTAATCCTTTTTGTTTACTATTTCTGCGTTCAAGCATTTCAAAGTCGGTTATTGCCGTTGCTAATTCATGCTCAATCGCGCTCAATGCTAAAACAATGGAATGCGCTCTTTCTCGCATTTCTACATCGCTTTTTGCTGATGAAAGAAACGTATCAATTTGCGTTTCTCTCACTCGCCCCATAGCCTCAACAAACGCCTTATTATTTAAAAGGTCTTTTGCTTGTTGGGCTTTTATTCTCATATCATTTGTCATTGTACTTGCTCACCACCGGGTTTTCTTAGCCCAGCTTGCAGTCGTTTAATTTCATTTGTGTCAATTGTCGTTCCAGTTTTAGCTAGTAATTCAGCACCCTTAATAATCATATCCTGATCCATTTGATCACGCTTTCTATCGTCATCCATTTGTGCTTTTTGTGCATCCAATTGCATCTTAGCCATATCTGTTTGAATCTTAGCTTGCGCTTTCATTTGCTCACCCTGCATCATTACAGTCGCAGGATCTTGAGGCTTTGGTTGCATTTGCGCTTGCTGTTGAGCCATAGCCATCATTTGTTGCTCCATTTCTGGAGTCATAGGATTAAAATACCTTTCAGTATTACGCATTCCCACACCTGACAAAATATCTGAGAGTGTATTTCTTATTTGTGTAAGTGTGACTAATCCATTCATTGCACCATACTGTTGGTACACAGTTTGCTGGATCTGTAAAATTTGCCCTAGCGTTGCTTGCTTTTCTTCTGACTTGCCTGTACCTAAACCTACATTTATTTGTAAATCCATTTCAGTATTCCATGTTCTAGGATTGATAGGCACAAATTGATTATTAAGGCGCATCATTTCTTCTTTGCGACTATTCTTTACAGCTAGTTGCAACATTTTTCTAAACAGTTGTGACAAGCCACCTTCAGCTAGATTTCTAGCAATAATTTCTACTTGCTGTGTCGCGTTAGCTACTTGAAAATCAACAGCCGTTTTTGTAGTTGATTGCAATACATCCGGGTTTAACCCTACCCCAGCATTAGAAACCCCTACTTTTTGTTCAACTTGCTGATCCATATACTGCATTGCGCCAAGCGTATTACCAGCCGTAAAAGGTATGGTAATTGGCGTTATACTCCCCGGCTGTCTTTGGCGTATGACAGCCCCCACCTCATTGTTAAGTACATCACTGAGGCTAACCTGACTATCGACAACGGCTAAACGAGGTGTATTTGTCAAAGCAATATTATCAAGTACCCCTCTTAGCATTGATGTTGATGCATCTTGATCATCCATCAGCATTGAAACTATTGATCTACCAAAAACTGTGTGTGGCTCTGGATCACATTCAAAAACAGCAAAAGGCTGGTGATCACAGGGCATATAATCTAGTAACTTATAATGAGATCCACCCATAATAAATTTGTATAATGTTGGTACGCCTGAACCCTCAATATCTAGGCGCATATAACATTCAGTTATCCCAACTAATTTGCTCGATGGGTCTATTGTATTTTCAGAATCTGACTGGGTATCTGTGTACCCTCTTCTGGCAAATTCTTCTTCATCATGTAAACTATCATCATCTAATGAATTTAAATTACTTACAACATCATAATCAAAACCCATTTCAACAAGTTCACCGACACGTTTATTAACTCTATGACCAACAACATAAGCTGTTTCAATATCAGTAGCATTCCGGTCACAGAACCATTCTTCAGGTGGAACTGAATCTACTTTTAAATCACCAGATTCATTTAATCTTGAGATTTTGGCCGAATGACTAGATTTTTCAATTTCTGCGCCAGACTCTTGATCGACTTCCATAACCATTGTCTGGCTATGCTCAAGTACTGAAACAGTTTCATCGGCAACCAAATAATTAAACTCAAGATCATTAAGATTTGTGTATGTATGTATTTGAGAGGTGCTAGTATCTTCATAATATACCTTTAAAATTCCTAATCTTTTAACAAGTGCGTCTTGGAACGCATTATTTAATAATTTAAAATAATTTTGCTGATTTAGTTTATAATTTATGTACTGGGTCATCTGTTGCGCATTTGCAACATCTTCCGGGTTTCTAGGCACAAACTCTACTGGTGTACCAGT